AGTGCTTGTGTTTGACGTTGCTCTGCACCTTGTAGAGCTTGGAACAGACCAGAGCGTGTAGTTTCTTCTCTCTTCTGTCTTTGTAGCTCCTGTAGCTCACCTAGTGCAGTAGAACCTACACCAAATTGTCCAGCATTAATAGCTTGTTCCTGAGCAGTACGTTTATCTAATTCTGTCATTGACCTAGCTTGATCCGCAAGTGTACCTATTTGTGCTTGGTACAGTTGAGAAGACAAAGGGTCTTCTGTAGCAGTTGCAAACCTTTGTTGGTAAGCTTGTTGGATACTCTGTGGTAAACCCATACCACCTTGAGCCGTGCTTGTACCTAGTTGGTTAGCAAGTGTACCAAAGCCTGACAGAGCTTGTTGTGTCTCAGTTGATTGACCGGGTGTAAGAGCACCTGTGTATAGCGCAGGGGCTTCTGTAAACACTGATTCCAATGTAGGTAGATAGTTTTGTATAAACGGTTCTACCTCTGCTTTGAACTAAAGACACTTCCCATAACTACACCTTTTTAAAAATTGTTGTACTCTTAGGGATGTAACCTTGAGATGACATAACTTTCTGCCATCCTTTTCTCCCTATCATTTGAAAATGCTTATAACCTAAACTTATGTAGTGATCCTCTACTTTAGGTAAAGCATACTTAAAATTAAACTTACCGCTGATTGCCTCAAAATTTATTACATCTGCTTTAGGATACGCGATAACTCCTACAACAAAAGCTCCGACTACATCACCGTCTTTGACAGAAATCCAGAGATCAGAGATGTTATTTAAGACACGCTTGACTATATCTTCTGTGTCTACTAGCTCTCTATCGCCCTTGGCTACAGACTTGTCTATAAAATCCCAACACTCACTTAGGACTAGAAATTTATTCTTGTATTCTCTATTGACTTTTTTATAACTTAACCCACGCTCCGCTGGAATTGAAAAAGTAAATACCTTCTCCTGATCCGGGATTCCATACTGTTCCATCTGCATATCTTATATCACCTTGACTTGGTTTAGTTGGTTCTACGAACACTACATCTAAATGACCATCTTGTACTGAGTCTAAAATACCTTGTATTGCAAACAGGTTGTTTGTCAAAAGACTAGTTAAATCTTCCGCATCAGAAGTAGGTAACTCAGGAGCAAATCTTAAAAATTCTCTTGCCATTATCTATCCGATACCGCTTCTGATTCAACAGCGTAACCTGACATATTAAACTGATTACCTGTTGTGTTTTCAAACTTTAAAGCTAAGTATCTACCACGTACTCTACAGTCTATTTCACTATCAGTACCTATGGTAAAAGAAACAGGGTCAGAGTAAGATACACCTTGGTTAGCTTGTAGCTCTGCACCTACACTTATGTTAACTGTTCCCGTACCTTCTATTCTTGGAAACACTTTTGTAATACTCTTGACTGCACTAGGACTACCTGCTGTTAATCCTATTCGTTCCATGCGAGAAGTAATAGCAGTACCATCAAATGTAATTCCTGAGTCTGCAAGATAAAGTTTAGTATCATTTGTACCACACATCAGTAGTGAGTCGATTGTAGGGTTGTAAGGTTGTTGCGCCCAAGTAAGAGTATCAGCAGCCCAAGTGGTGCTTGTAGCTGTCCATGTGTTAGCTAGATCAGGGTTTACTATACCTCTGGCTATGTAGTTAACACCCGGTAGAGCACGTATAGACCATGTGTTATCACGGTAGTTCCAGATTAAAGCTTCATCAGGAAAACCGTTTGTAGCGTTTGTCTTGGGATAGCATATCCATACTTCATTTCTAACTTTATTATGTACAAGAAAAGTCTTAGAAGCAGATGCAGAATCAATCTGGCTAAAGAGATAAGTACGTACTTGATCGTCTATGACACTCTTTAGAGTACTACCGTTGTGCATAACAACATCGTTGGTAGATACAAGTACGTGTTCGTTATTGCTTATCTGTACAACTGCATCTCTGGCGAATAAACCTATGTCTTTAAATCTTTCTCTCAAGGCAAAAGTAAATGTACCCCTGTAAATGTCAGTGAGTAAATACTGTCTTCTTTGTAAACTAGTAAGTCATTACCTAGAGGTATTGCGTTTAACAAGTGACCTTTAGTACCACCCACAGTTATCTGGTTAGATTCTGACGCTGTGCTTGCAGTTGTCCATGTTGTAGAACCGTTGTTAGAAGCTCCTTCAGGAATAGCATCACTCCAACGTATAGAGTATGGCAATGCTGTACCGTTGTCAGTTAAGTTCAGAGCTATTAGGTGGTTTCTAAATGGTACGATAACTTGACACCTAAGAGTACTAGGCCAATGAGCTAGGTCAACAAACCTAGAACCACTTTGTAGGTAACTCTGAGGTACGTCTATACCATTATTAACAACAAGAACACCGCCAAGAGCATCCCCTTGCCAATTTTTCCCGGTGTCTGCCAAAGTTGTATAGGCTCCACTTGATCTCGTGACATCTGCGTGAGTAGTTCCTGTAATCTTATGTAAAGCAGTTAAGCCTCCGTATATCCAAAGGTTAGTAGAAGACTGTCTCCAACTTGTAGTCCAATAGGGAGCAACTGTAGGGTTACCTAAAGCTGCTATGGCCTTCTATACTACCAGCTTGTTTGTCATTAAAACGAACATTTTCTACAGATGAAAACATATTAGCTGGCATATCATAAGGAGATAAGTCAGAGTTAAACGTAAAACCTGTTTGTAACCCACTTATGTCAAATATTTCTTTAACCACTGCCAGTATCCGTATCTGTTGTCCAAATAGTATTGTTAAATTCTTGTAAAGCTATATCTATACCATCCTCAGTCTGTATGTTACCACCTGATTCTTGTATCAGATTAAACTTTTCTATAACCCAGTTAGTATCAGCCATTATGTACCCTGCATAGTTAATACGGTTCCACTATATTCTGCTCTGTCTTCTAAGAGCATTACGTCTTGTAGTACCTTAGCGTAAATTCCACCGAACCTTTGAGATTGCTCTGTGTCGTTTAAAAACAATGCCCCTTCAAAACAACTACCAAACAAATATAAGTCAGGATAGTTTTCTAAAATAATATTACTTGTGTTAGAATCTGATAAAGCCACTAACTTTTGATAATAGTTAATTCCTATTGTATACGCTGCATCAGGTGTAGGTAATAACTTAATAGTGTCACCTACACTTGAGTAAGCTCTTGGGAACCCAGAAGACACACCACCGTACTCTCTAGAAGCAGACTCTAGTGATAAATAGGACAGAGCAAAACTTGCACTAGAGGTATCTCTGGTGATGTTTTTTAGCTCTATGATGTCACTAGGTAGGTTGTAGAAAGCTGTACCAGAAGTTGTCGTAGTTTCTGCTCGTACTACACTTGCTCTGATAAGTAAATCTCTGTTTAACTTACCTTCAGTTAAGGTGATAAAGTCAGGTATATTATCTGTCAGATCACTCCTGTTCAGATAATTTGCAATACTTGTCTGTAGCTCAGAGTAAGTGGATAATGCCATTATAGATTACTTTCGTGTGTCCTAAGATAACGCCATTCAGGGTCATTGAGAAGCTTTTTAACTTTAGGCATATGATCTTTGTTCATAACGTCTACACCTAATTCACGCTTCCACTTTTCTATTATGATTAAAGGTATGCTTGCAACTTTACGCATATCTTTACCGGGAGAACCAAACTGTGCATCTCCGTTAAATTCTTTTTTGTTTAGTTTAAGCAAAGGCTCTATGTCTTGACTATTTGTAAGTAAGACTTTATCCTCAGCTTCATCATACTTAAATTGTGTTTTAATTGGATCGTTCATTTGTACCTCATAAAGTAAAGGCAGGGGATTTCTCCCCCACCTTACACCGATAGTTTATGATAAGTCGTATACTGCACCTAGAGCAGCTTCGTTTTTACAAACGAGTGTGTACTCACAGATGATAGCTCTTTGCTCACCATCAGAAGTACTTGCTACTTCACGTTGCTCAAACGGACGTAGGTAAGCTACACCGTAGTACTCAGGGTCAAGTAACCATACATCCCTAGAACGCTGAAAGCGGTTAGGAACAACAGCCATCTCACCAAAGTCACTTACGTAGATGTCCATACCACCAATGATACGTTGATCAGAAGTGTCCGTAAAGTTAGATACTCCACTTGCACCACCTACACCAACAAAGCTGGAAAAGGTTTGCTTTTGACTAGGAGCCATCATTAGGTACTTTATGTCTGCACCACTGTCGTAAGATGTTACAATAGCAGCTTTCAACAAAGTTTCAGTAAATGCACGCTGAGTACCATCTGTACGTGCAGCAGCACCTGCTCCAGCACCGTTAGCACCGTTACTAGCTTTACTGATGTTTGTGTTAACCCAAGTAGGAAGACTACCTAGTTTACGCACAGTGCCATCACCTGCCATTGGTATTTTAGCAATATTAACACCAACGAGAGCACGTTCCATGTCTCGCTTTAGCTCTTTAGCTCGTTTAGACATTTGGTAAGCTAATTCTTGCTTACGTCCTGCTTTAGAAACAGCATCAAGAGTTCCAGAAATCAAGCTTGTTTTCAAAGAAATCTGACATATGTTTCCAACTCGCGTTGTAGCAGCAGCTTCAGCAGCGGTGAGAGTTGATCCCTCCTCGTTGAAGTTGTCACCAGCAGCAGCAAGTGAGTCAGTTTGCCATTCGTGGTTTACGGCAATCGCATCTGAGCGACCACCCATAGACATAAATGGAGTTTCAGTTGGAGAAATGTCATAGATAACATTCTCTAAGTCTTCACGTAATCCTACTGAGGAAAACGTGACAGTCACACCTGTTGGTTGTGCCATAGTTCAAGTCCTTTTTGTTAAATTAAATCCATAAACGCATTTGCAGCATCATTGACATTACCCGTTTTTCTTAGTCTATCGCGTTTTGCTTGAACATCTCTAGCAACCCTTTGCTTCTTAGTCACCGGGACACCTGCTTTAATTACCTTAGCTGGCCCCTTTTTGACTTTAGATGATGTTGAGGAGTTAGCTCTCTCTTGCAACATTGCCTTGTGTAATACAAGTACAACCTTGTGATCAGTAATTCCATTAACATCTTGTTCACTAAAACCCATATTAATAGCAAAGTCTCTTAGTTCAGTCTTTAGATTAGAACTAGGATCAGAGTATTCTGGTAAGGCAGTAGCTAACAACTCAGCTTCTTCCTGTACCTTGTGTTGAATATTCTGGTAAACTTCTTGTTGGGTTTTCTGTTGAACAGCCATCTGCTCTTGTTTGACCTGATTAACTTTGTCTTTAGCGTCTTGGAACTCAATTCGTTTCTCCATGTATTCTACTGGATCATCTTCTTTGAGAGAAGACCAATCTAACTCTTGATACTTTTTAAGTTCAAGATTTTGATAGTTCTCCATATTAGCTAAGACTTGTTGATACTGATCTCGCTCTTGTTGAACAGATTGTAGGTTTGCTTCGTATGCTTTTCGCATTTCAGCTACAGACTGAGATTTCTTGGTATAGTCAGACTGCCTTTGATAACCGTTTCTAAGTTCATCAAGGTCAACTTCAAATTCTTCGCCATCTACCTTTACGGTATAGCTTGGGGAAGTTTCTTGAATCTCTTCTTCTTCGGATACCTCTACTTCTTCAACCTCTTCCACGTAGTCTTCTTCCTGTGTCTGTTCAGACAAAACAAGTGACTCTTCTTCTTCCGTAGGTTGCTCGTTAGATGCTTGCTCTGGATTAGTACCTTGACTTCCAAACATGACATCGTACATTTCTAATTGCTTACTTCCAGCGACTTCCTGTGAAGGATTAGTCTCTTTCTCTTCCATGTGTAACTCCTAAGAATTTTCTATTAAATTGTTATCCATACACGCTTGTAAATCGTCAAGAATAGATTTCAATGCTTGCACTTTGTACCAGTAATGATCCCTGTCTTCTTGTTTATCAGCGTGTTTCCATTGCTCTATCAGTGATAGTTCAATATCTGCAACCACTTCCTGAAATACTTCGTTATCTAAAATACTTGAGGCTTGGGCTGACTTTTCTCTTACATCCGTCATTATGTTTTAATTAAAAAGTTAATCGGAATCTGTGCTACAACTGCTGAACCACTGCCAGCTACTGCTGATTGTGATGTACCTAAACTATTAGAACCACCTACACCTATGGGCAAGAATGATCTAAAGTCTGGTACTTTAAAATCTGATCCAGATGTACCGAATGTAGTACCTATTATAGCGTACAATGCTGAGTAGGTAGAAGTACTAAAAGCATCTCCGTTGCACAGTAGCCAATCTTTAATACCCGAAATAGTTTCAGTTGTTGGTGTAGTGTTTGAACCAAACATTACTATATGCCCCGGCTCGAAACCTAACTTGTTCATTTGTGCAGATGATTGACTAACTGCTGTTGTGGCTAGGTTGGGGAATTGTGATTTTAGAACACTCTTGACAAGGCGTATGTGGTCATCACCTTCAGAAATGTTATCACTTGCTGCTGGATTAGCCGTGACTAATTGGGAAATAAAACTTGCTGATTCGACTGTCATTGTCCGTCCTTACTTAATTATATCAAAGTTAAAGTGTAAAGTCAAGCGTTTTTTCTTGATCTATTAAAATATAAGCTCCTTCTTTAGTAGCCCACACTTGACTATGACCTATAAAAGATTTAAATTCGTGTATCTTATAGTCTAGGTAAAATACAAACTTATTAGAACTATAAAAACATTCTTGGTTACTTAGAGCAATATAAACAGCACTGTCTATTTCTTCTTGACTTGTAGCTTCTTCTAGCATGACTAAAAAATGGGGTGTCTTACAGGCAAAACTTGTCATCAAAGGTTCACCTTTTTTGTTCTCAGCTTTGGCACTAGAAGTATACAATAATATTGCAAGTATACTAAGTAATTGGAGGATGCTTACCATTGTGCATTTTTTCAAGTTTTGAAATCCTTTCTCCGTTAGAACTAGCCATCACAAGTATTCTTTCTAGTTCTCTATTGTTTTTTTCCAAACGATCAGGAGACATTATTCCTGATAACACAGTAGTCTTTTGTGCGTTTAGATCAATAGCGTTTTCTTGTGCGTCTGTCCGTTTATCCAAGTCTCTTAGTCTAGATTCGTAATCAGATTTAATATCATTTAGCTGCTCTATGACAGAAGATAACTTTTGTTTGACTATAGTAGCTGCTGACACTATTGATATAAGCATACCACCTATAGTCATTATTAACCTTGCATCTATCTCCACTTCGGTTACTCTACTTCAACCCAGCCTTTAGAATTGTCGGCCTGATATACATCTTCATCCCACTGGTACATTTTGTCATCGTCTGGGTGTGCAATGGGTGGTTGCCAATCATCATTGGAGTCTAACGACCACGAAGCAAAAGGTTGTGGAGCAATAAATTTATCTTTGTCAGCATCGTATGTAAATCCAATTCCAGCGTACTGCTTGCGGATGTTGTTGTTGTAGCTGGTTTTTACCCAATCATCTGCGTGGACGTTAGCCTGTAACCAATCGATACACGCTTGCTCACCGTCATTTGTCTCCATGTCATTGTCCATAACCAATACTTGAACAACAATGTTATCTGAATTTACTTGAGCGTAATGTGCCATTATTTTATCACCTTTAGTTCTGGCTCCAGAATCTCTGGAGGCTGGGGGTTTTGTTTTTGAGTTTTACCTTTAATGAAAGCGTCACATTTTCCCCATTCCATCATAGAGGGGAATATACTAATGATTTGACCTTGGATTGTAACA